ATGCTGAACGTGCGCAACGTTTATATTATGAAGGTCTTGAACAGGATCGCATAGCATCTAATAAGGCTAACCGTGAAGCGGCATCATCTTTTCTTCGCGGTATTCTCACACAATACGGCATGGGTTCACTAGCGGGTAACGTTGAAGGTTTAGTTAACGACTGGGGAACTAACACTGAAGTTATTGCAGAGAAACTTCGCCAAACGGATGCGTATAAAACTAGGTTTAAAGGTCTTACTTCTTTGCAGCAGCGTGGTATTGCTGATGTTCGTAACGAAGCGGAGTACCTTGAACTTGAAACTAACTATCGTCAAGTGTTTCGTGAAGCAGGTGTGAGTAGTTTTCTTGGACAGTCAGGCACTCAAACAGAGTACGATGCTATCGCTAAACTTGTTGGTGACTACTCACTATCAGTGAATGAGGTTCGTGACCGCGTAACAGATGCTCAACGTATTGTTGCGGAAACACCACAAGAAGTACGCGACTCGTTCCAACGTTACTACAACATTGACCCTGCCACGTTGACAGCGTACGTTCTTGATCCGACAAGTACCGCTAACGAAATTAACCGTAGGGCTAACGCAGCCATTATTGGTGGTCTTGGTATGCAACGTGGTTTGGAGTTTGGTTCTGGTGCTGCTGAGCGTATCGGTACTTTCCTTGGTGGTGACCAGAATCTTACTGGTACGCAGGCTGAACCTGTTCTTGGTGAGATCGCTGACGTGCAACGTGCCACGGGTCGCTTGGCTGCGTTGGAAAAGTCTACGTTGTCTGCTGAAGAAACAGCCTTTGCACAGTTGGATCTTAATAGTGAAGCGAAGCGCAAGGTTAAGGGTTTGCAGTCTAGGGAGCGTGCCCGTTTTGGTGGTACTAGTGCTTTCGGTTCTGGCGGTCTAGGTGGTACGAATAAAGTATAATTAAATATTGCTGGGTATGCCTCAAGGTGGGGCAGCAGACTGTAAATCTGTCGCGGTAACGCATGGTTGGTTCGATTCCAACATCCAGCACTCCGACACGGATCTACCGGCCCCGTGCGTGTATCAAGCCCGGTAGTCACAGCCATCACTTCTTCCCCAAGTTGTGGTGTGGGTGGCGATTAACCTATCAATGAATAGTAAGGGAGTAATAATGTCTGATTACGATTGGGACGACGACGATACAGATACGTCAAATGACAGCACGGGCATGAAAGAGTTACGCAAGGCTCTTCGCGCAAGTGAGAAGCGTAACAAGGAAATGTCTAGCAAGTTAGATGAAATGCAAAACGTGTCTCGTGAACGTACAGTCAAAGATATTATTTCGTCTAAGGGTCTGCCTGATAAAATTATCAAGTTGATTCCTTCTGACGTAACATCCCCTGAGGATGTAGAGAGTTGGGTTGCAGAGTACGCTGACCTTTTTGGTTCGGCTGTTCCTGCTAGCCAAAATCAAGAACCAGCGGTTAATGCCGCAGATATGCAAGCGTTGCAGAGAATTTCTGAAACGCAATCATCTGGACAAACATTCGACGGTGACTTCGACCAATTGGATGCTCGCATCCGGGCGGCTTCGTCACCTGAGGAACTGAATAAGGTCTTGTTCGGCAACGCGCATGGACCGCAGGTTGTTTGATTCATAAAACATTCAATTAAACATATTCACTTTGGAGGTGAAATCGCACAATGGCTAATGCTTACACAGATACAACTGCTATGTCCAACTTGGTCAAAGCAGCCTATGACCGCTATGTAGAGTTTGCTCTACGTTCACAGCCTTTGTTCCGCAACCTTGCGGACAAGCGCCCAGTACAACAGGCAATGCCCGGTTCCAGCGTAGTGTTTTCGCTGTATCAGGACATGGCCGCAGCCACGTCAACTCTCACTGAGGCTGTTGACCCGGATGCTGTTGCTGTAGCAAACACAACCAACGTCACTGTTACTCTTAACGAGTACGGCAACGTTGTTCTTGAGACCAAGAAACTGGGAGAGTTTGCTTTCTCAGATGTTGACCCTGCTATTGCTAACCTTGTTGCATACAACATGGCTGATTCGATTGACCGTGTTGTTGTCAGTACTCTTATTGGTGGAACGAACGTGTTCTACGGTGGAGATGCTACTGCTACGAACGAAATCGTTGCGGCTGACGTTGTTACTGGTTCGTTGATTCGCAAGTCTGTTGCGAAACTTCGTTCCGGTAATTCTGTTCCTCGTGAGGGAATGCTGTACGCAGCATACATGCACCCTGAGGTCGCACATGACCTTCGCTCTGAGAGTGGAGCGTTGTCTTTCGAGGACATTCGCAAGTACACTGATCCTAACGTTGGTAACATTCTCAACGCTACGACTGGTGTCTACGGTGGTGCTTATGTTGTGGAAACCCCACGTGCATACACCGCTACCGATGGTGCTGCTAGCGCCAAGGTTTACCGTACGATCATTGCCGGACAGCAAGCATTGGCTGAGGCCACTGCTGTTGAGCCCGGTATTGTTCAGGGTCCGATTGTTGATAAGTTGATGCGTGCACGGCCTTTGGGCTGGTACTCCCTGCAAGGGTGGTCAATTTACCGTCAAGATTCCTTGTACCGTTTGGAAACTTCTTCAAGCATTGCGTAAGTGATGTTCGGGGGGCACCTTTAGGGGTGTCCCCCTCCCAAACTTTTTAACACTATTTTAAGGATTTTGCTATGGCCGATAATCTTCCTGATATTATTGAAAACCAACTACTTGATGCTCTTGTGGGCACTTCTACTTATAGTATTACTGGTGCTACTAAACTTCGACTGATGACGGCTAATGGCAATGATGCTTCTGCTGGCACTGAGGTTACTGGTGGTTCGTATGTTGCACAAACTATTGAGTTTGATGCTGCTGCTAGTGGTTCTATTTCTAACAATGCTTCTATTTCGTTTACGGGTATGCCTGCCGTGACGGTTGTTGGTATTGAGATTTATGATTCTGCTGGTTCCCCTAAGCGTCTTGCTTATGGTGCTCTTACTACTTCTCGCACTGTTACTGCTGGTGATACTGTCCAGTTTGCTTCTAGCGCGATTACTCTTAGTTTGGCTTAATGTTTAACATTACTGATCCAGTTGTTACTTTACTTGGTATCCCACTAATTTTTGATGGCGAGTATTCTGGGTCTAGCCTGTCGGATGTGTCTGCTGATGCTGATGTAATCGTTGTTGTTGAATCGGTTTTAAGTGCTAACACGAATCTTGATTCTTCTGCCATTATTGTGGTGCAGGCTAATGCCGATTTAAGCAGCGATACAGACCTTGTTTCTTCTGCTGTACTTGGGGTACAGGGTGCGGCTGCAATGTCCGCTACGTTGACGCTAGAGGTTTCTACGACCATTGTGAACGTGGCTGCCAGTATCGTGGTGGGAACTTCTAACCTTGTAGCCACCTCAACAAGATTGTTCTTTGTCACTAATGACATGGACTTCCAGTCTAATCTAACGGCTGACCCGATTCTTGTGCACATAACAGCCGCTCGTCCGCTATCCGGACAGTTAACGTTATCAGCAACAATGTTCGAACCATTCAACATCCTCACCCTACCCGTAGTCGAATACGTTTACACGGAGGATCGACTACTGAAACGTTACGGCATTAACAGTGGACAGTCGCTCACTATCACAGGAACCAATGGCAAGATAGTTGAATATCAAACCATTGACGAAATTGAAGAAGCAGACTACTACTACGGTGGTGGACGCAGGCACGTATTAAACGACACTGAAGTAGCAGCGGTACAAAACGCTGGATTCAGCGACCTCCTCACTATTGAAAACCTATAAGGAGTCCCATGAACTGTCGCTCTGGATGTAAAACAAAAGACCACGAAACTTACGCTCAATGTTTATCTGCTGCCAACATTCGCGCAGCAGCAACAATGAACAACCCTTTCTCAAGTGACGTTAAGAAGGAACTCTCCGCATACAGATCGGCAAGAGTGAATGGTATACAACCAGAAGGAACCACAATGAACAAAGTGAGGGAAGCAGAAAGTGCTAGTCGTGCTTTGGGTCGTCCTTATAATGCTAACGTTGATCCACCAGCGAACATGATTGTCAACAAGAACACTGCACGTTTCTTGAATGCTGATGCCTGATGACTACATTCAACGAAATGATTGACGACACACTTCTTCACCTTACTGGTTACAGCACGTTTCAAGATCAAGCAACTTATTTGACTGCGGGGATTGATGCTGACGATCTTACCTTGCCTGTTGCTGACGCTACCGCAGTGTCTCGTGGCTTAATAGAGATCGGTTCGGAACTAATCCAAGTCGATTCAGTGAACAACACGACCGCAGTGTTAACTGCACCACCATACGGTAGGGGGTATCGCAGTACCACGGCTGGTGCTCACGCTAGTGGAACTAGGGTTGTTTCTTCTCCAATGTTTCCACGAAGCACAGTAAAGAAAGCAATAAACGACGCAATCAAATCCGTGTACCCTGAACTGTTCAGTGTGGGTTCGGTAGAGTTCCCCTTCCAACCATCTATCACAGCATACTCGCTGCCTGCTGGCGCACTTGACGTACTGCAAATAAAGTACCAGTCGATTGGTCCTTCTAAAGAATGGCTACCTGTGCGCAGGTACGAAGTAGACAAGCACGCTTCAACAGAAGTGTTTACTAATGGTGTAGCAGTAAACGTGTATGAAGGGATT